CATGGAGTTGGTAGTGGTCACTTAGTTTTCGCCCCAGGCGGATCGGGACAGTACATCTCTTTGGGTGCTCAAGACCAGAACAGAGTTGAATTTGACGGCTGCAAACTGCAAGCGAAAGACAGTTCCGGGGATGCTGAGGTTCTCGTGTTGTCCGGTTCAGAGGTTGAGTTCGAGTGTGGCATCAAGAGCGATATTGCGATTGAATGGGCTCTCCCTGCTAACGAAACTTCTGCATTGGATCTTGGCGGACTCGTCGATATTCGCACGACCACCGCTGCGAACAGAGTTATCCTTGGTAACACTCTTGCGACCAGCAAGATTGAGTTCAAAAACAGCGTTGATGTTGCTAGCGGTAAAGCAATTGTGCCTCTGGCTGATGCTGCTGCTGGAGCAAACCTCGGTGCAGCCTCTTACCGTTGGGCTAAGGTTTACGCAGAAGAAGTTCACGCGGGTGACCTTTGCATGAAGAACGACCGTGGAGCTTGGAGATTGATCGAGGAGAACTCCTTCCTGACTCTCAGAAATGAGAAGACCGGAAAGCGTTACAAGTTCGACATGACCTTGCTTCCAGAAGATCAGTGGGATCCAGACGGTAACTGGGAAGGATAGTCTTTCTAAGTTATTAACTTAACCCAGAGGGGCCTTCGGGCCCCTCGTTTTTTATACAGCCAAAGTCAGAATGCCGTTTTCGTTTGTTCTGACTATTTACTGTTGATTGATATATTTATACGGGAGATTTGTAGATGTCGTCTATGTTGGAACAAGCAATTATTGATGCGGCGAGCCTGCGAGAAGCTGCTCTTAAGAATGCAGAACAAGCTGTCATTGAAAAGTATGCACCAGAAATTAAAGCCGCAGTCCAAGAGATGCTTGATAGTGACAACGAGCCGGGAACATTAAACGAGGAAGCTGTGGAAGCTCCTTATGCTGCCGAGACTCCGTCATCCGCAGAGCAGCCCGTTGAAATGTCTATGGAATTTGAATTCAATCCATCCGACTTTGATATTGACCTCGGAACTCCCGAAAAATCAGAAGAAGAAGCTCAAGAGGTGTCAATGGATGCGCCAGAAGACTCCGAAGGGGCAGATGAGCTCGAAAGTATTGCCGACGAAGACGACAGCGATGCGGGTCTTGATTCTTTGGAAACTGGACAAGAAGAGGGCAATGAGCTTGCCGACATGCAACTTCAGGAGTTATTCGACCTTCTATCTAACATGGAAGAAGAGGCCGAGGTTGTAGAGGAAAAATTGACCGTCGACACAGGCGAAGCCAAGCATGGCCACATCGTAACAGATGAAGGCACAAGAAAGTACGATGAAGAAAAGGCACTTGCCGCCATGGAAGACGACGAAAAGAAAGAAGAACTTGAAGAGCTTGAAAAGAGTTATGCCAAACTCAAAGAAACGGTCCAATCATTGGAGACCGACAACAAGCAACTCAAAGAAACAGTTTTGAAATTTAATGAGAATTTGCAAGATGCACTTCTCTCAAATGCAAAGTTGCTTTACAGCAACAGAATTTTAAGCGATGCCTCCTTGAATGAGCGACAAAAAACGAAAATTGTTGAAGCCATCGCACAGGCAAACACCGCCGACGAGGCTAAGGCTCTTTGTGAGACCCTTAAAGCTACAGTGGGATCCGACAACCAAAAAGGACCAAAATCACTGAGCGAGTCTGTGCAGAGAAAGTCCAACCTTTCTGCCATTTTGCCGCGCCGGAAAGAAGCCCAATCTTCTCAAAAGCATGATTTTGCTACGAGAATGAGAAAGCTCGCCGGTATTAATTAAGACATTTAAGGAGGTTTTTTAAACTATGTCTATTGTACAAAAGCTGACGGAAGGTATCGTCCGTCGCGACATGGCCGCTGAAGGCCAAGCCCTCCTGGACAAGTGGTCCGCCACTGGTCTTCTGGAAGGAATCGATACCGAGCATGGCAAGCACAACATGGCTCGCCTGCTTGAAAACCAAGCGAAGGAACTCCTTCGTGAGAGCACCACCATGACCAGCAACGCTGTTGAAGGTTTTGCCGCTGTTGCTTTCCCCATTGTTCGTCGTGTATTCGCCGGACTTATCGCTAATGATCTTGTAAGCGTTCAGCCCATGAGCCTGCCTTCTGGCCTGATCTTCTTCCTTGATTTCCAATATTCCCCTGAAATTGGTAACACAACCATGTCCTCCCGATTTGGCAACGCTGCTGAAAAGTCCATTTATGGTACCAACCAGCTTGGTTCTCAAATCACCGGTGGTGTTGACCTTGTTGATGCTCGCGGCGGATCAGTTTCTGGTCCTCGTCAGCAAGTTGGTTACGCTTATGCTTCTCCAACTGGGTCTTCTAGCTTCCTTACCGGAGCAGTTACCCCATCAACCCTGATTGATCTTGGATCCGTAAGTGACGCCGAGAAAAAGGCACTTCAATACGATCCCGATTTGCTTTCCCTTGGAAGTGGCTATTATGCTATTGAATTGACAGTTGCAAAGTCTGGCTTCTCTAACGCTGATTTTGACAATCTTGCAGCTTTCGAAGTTACGATTGCGGAACTCGATGCTCAGCTTAACGGAACCTACAGCACAAGCGACACCACTCAAGTTCGTCGTCTGACTAAACTTGATGGCGCAAATGTTAAGCTTTATTTCTCAACTACGATCAGTACTGCTGCTGCGAATGCTACAACGGACGGTTCCCTCGACATTTCGCACCCACAACTTGATCAAGTTGATAGCTCTGGTGGAGCAAAAGGCGCGATTGTTGGGTTTAACTATCCTCTGGAAGGTAACGAAAACATTCCCGAGATCGACATCAAGGTCGATCAAATCGCCATCACGGCACAAACCAAGAAACTGAAAGCTAAGTGGACCCCCGAACTCGGTCAGGACCTCAATGCTTATCACAACTTGGATGCCGAAGTTGAGCTTACCTCGATCCTCTCTGAGCAAATTGCTCTTGAAATCGACCGCGAGATCCTTGCTGACCTCGTGAACGGCGCAACTGCTGGTGTTTACTACTGGAGTCGTTCTCCTGGTCTGTTCGTAAACCGCACGACTGGAGAAGAAGTTGGCGCTAACACCGCTGCTCCTGACTTCACCGGTACCGTTAGTGAATGGTATGAGACTCTTGTCGAAACCATGAACGACGTTTCCGCTCAAATCCACCGCAAGACGCTTCGTGGCGGCGCTAATTTCTGCGTTGTTTCCCCCGAAGTTGCTAACATCCTTGAGTTCACCTCCGGTTTCCGTGCAAACGTAACCGCAGATGCTGACAAGGGAATGGTCGGTGCTGTTAAAGCTGGTTCTCTTAGCCGCAAATGGGACGTTATTGTTGATCCTTATTTCCCACGGAACGTTGTTCTTATGGGCCGTAAAGGAGCTTCTTTCCTTGAGTCTGGCTATGTGTATGCACCTTATGTGCCACTGCAAACCACACCTACGATCTTCGGACCAGAAGACTTCGTGCCTAGAAAGGGTGTCATGACTCGCTATGCGAAGAAGATGGTTCGCCCTGATATGTACGGTCTTGTTATCGTTCGAGGCCTTCTTGGTGAAGGTGGCACCGCCGCCAGCTAGGTAACACCTAATCATTAGATTAGACTAGTAAACTCCCCTCCGCAAGTCGGAGGGGTTTTTTTATATAAAAACTATTTATTGACAAACCAAGGAGTCCAAAATGGGTCGTAAAGCGAAAAGATTGAGGCTAATTGCCCGACATAATGAAATTCGGGAAGCAGCCGAGGAAAGACAAAGGATTATTGATGAATCCAATGCTGCTCGAATTGCTGCAATGAAGGCAGCACAAGAAGCCGAAGAGAAGCGGAAGAGCGAAGAGGCCGAAAGAAAACGGCAAGAAGAAGAGAAGAAGCGCAAAGCTGCGGAAGAGCGGAAACGCAAAGCCGCAGAAAAAAAGCGCAAGGCTGCCGAGGAAAGAAAAAGAAAGAAAGAGGCTGAAGCTGCGGCAAAATTGGCTGCTGAGCAAGAAGCAGATCAGTCTGAGGAGTAAAGTTCTCAATTCGTTTCAATGCCCCCGAATCACTTCGGGGGTTTTCTTTATTCAAAAACTATTTACATTTGATCAGAGGATTATATGAATGGCGCTTCCAACCTTAACTCCAACTTCCAACACTTCGGCAACTATCTTGACTTCCAGCGGCACACCCGGAGATGTCGCGGCAGCATGTCCAATCGGAGTCTATAATAGTTCCACGGAATTTCTATCCGGTGCAGCCGCACAGGTTGGCTATGTTTATAAGAGATTGGGCGGAGATGTTCTTGACATTGAATTAACAACGGCCAATGTCTATGCAAACTATGAAGAGGCCGTTTTAGAGTATTCTTATCTCGTCAATCTCCATCAATCCAAAAATGCTCTTGGATCTGCCCTTGGGTCTGCGACTTCCTCGTTCGACCACAGAGGAGAAGTTAGCGGCTCTGGAGTGACTGCTGCACTCAAGTATCCAAAATATCGGTTTGATTATGCATTGCGCATGGGAGATACCTTTTCGCACGAAGCGGGTATCGGCGGATCAGATCCTGTCTATTCTGCTTCTTTCGACACAGTTAATGATAAGCAAGA